CTCAATCAACCACCAGATACTAGACAAGTTAGATGGTATTGGGAATCGACTGGAAATGTTGGAAAATCACATTTCGCAACTCACTGGGCTGATACTACTGGACGACTCGGATACGTCGTCACAGGAGGAAGACACCAGGATATCACATTCGCCTACGACTTCGAGAGGGTGGTCTTCTTCGACTACACCCGCGACAATCAAGAGACAATCCCATACAGTCTCATGGAAACCTTCAAAAATGGGTACTTCTTGAACACTAAGTACGAGAGTACGCCTGTTCGGTTCACACCTCCCCACGTAGTAGTATTCGCTAATATTCCTCCGGACTTAAGCAAACTCTCTAGAGATAGATGGCTCGTAGTAGAAATAAAATAAAAAATGAGTTATACTAAGAAACGCAAGTTTAGCGCAACCTCAATGGGTGGCTTTAATAAGTATGCAAGTTATGCAAATCAGCTAGTAGCTGCAGGCAGACAAGCAGTACAAGTATATAAGAAAGTTAACAGTATGGTTAACAATAATATGCAGCAAAGTACAGATAGTGCTGTACGCTTTGTAAATATGGGAGAAAGAGGAAATGCTATTTCTAAAACCTATGGACGAGGACGTCGAAGGCGTCCACGTAGTTTAAAGTTAAGACGTAAAGTTAAACGATTTCGAAAAAGTGTATTGAAAGTCGTTAGACCTAAGATACCCCCGTCGTTATTGACTGAAACCACAAGCACTCCATTTAGTATCACTGGAGATACTCAGGGCGTAGCTAGTACTCTTGCACTTAAAGATAGTGGAGTACAAATTGTACTTGGAAATGCAACGATGTGGGGAATAAATTTAGGGGATTTATTCCTCGGCGGTGGATCAGAATCGTCGTATATAAATACTGAACTAGGAGATTATCGGCCTCGAATCAATGGAGTCGACATTGATGTCACTGGATATAAACGAATGATTGCTAATAAGCATGTCGTTAGTAGACGTTATAGTAAATTATCAATTCGAAATGATTCAGATACTATGGATCTTATTTTCGATTTATATGAATGCGTAGCAGCTCAAGATATATCAGATTTATCGTTTAGCACTCCTGCTCGAGCGTTGATGTCTTGTCAACAGCTGTATAGTCAAGTCTCTACTGGTACTCAACCTGTCCCCCAAACTAAAGGTTTGGAACCAACAGATTATGCGAACTTCGGTAGATTTTGGAAAATCCTGAAAAAACATTCGGTTAGAATACCTGCTGGAGGCACTGAACAGAATAATAACTCTTATCAGACTTTTAAGATGCATGGAAAACCACATATATATGATGGAGAAAGATCGAGCATTAAATATTGTATTAAAGGACGAACGAAGTTTTGGATGATGATAATCGATCCTGAAAAGATGGCTACTAGATATCAAACTTTATGGAAAGTAGCTAGTGTGTATTTTCATAGAAATACTCATTGGAAACCGTTAATGGGCTCTCATGCTAATGTGTATGTAAACCAATTGGAATTGATTAATACTACTCCTACTCAATAAACCAAACAGTTCTTATACTATTAAATCTAAGGGTACACCGCGCGGTGTGCCCTCCTCCGGCATCGGCGCTTTATCGCTTGCGCTTGCGCTTTGCGCTTGCGCCTTGGGTCTTAGGTGGGGATATTAGTATTACCCCCACCTTGGCCCTTGGACCAAAAAAAGGGAGAAACCCACAATAAAAAATATCTCAGGGAAGAATTACATAAATAGCGAACATCCCCCAACTAAATTATAATGAGTTACGGGAAAAACTGGTGCTTCACGATCAACAATCCTCAGCAGCATTGTCATGTCCTTCTCTGTCAATTGACAGAGAATGAGAACGTCAACTATACTATCTTCCAGCTAGAAGTTGGAGAATTAGGTACTGAACATATCCAAGGATATGTTCAATTGAAAGTCAAGAAAAGGATGAATTGGCTGAAAGATAATGTAGCTTCCAGAGGAAGCTACAGAATAGCTAAAGGATCGGCAGAGCAAAATAGGACGTACTGTTCAAAAGAAGAAGGAAGGGTCGAAGGACCCTTCGAATATGGTGAAATAATGAAAGCAGGAAGAAGATCTGACTTGGCAGAAGTCAGAGATATGATAAAAAATAATCCTCATGTGACCATTAGGGAAGTGGCTGAGCAATTTCCAGAAGTGCTAGCTAAATATCCGAGATTTATCTCGACTTTAAAAAAAGAATATGCAAGACCAGAAAGAATTGCCTTCAACCCCAGAGCCGGATGGCAAAGTGAACTCTCGGAAGCCCTCAATCAACCACCAGATACTAGACAAGTTAGATGGTATTGGGAATCGACTGGAAATGTTGGAAAATCACATTTCGCAACTCACTGGGCTGATACTACTGGACGACTCGGATACGTCGTCA